ATCATAATATGAAAGTAAACCTCTTTGCGTTTTTGGTCTCCACTCTTTTGGTAATCTATTTTGTATTTTGTTTATTATCTTTGATGCGATATCATGCACAACCTGCGGTATTCGGTATGACTGCGTCAGTTGAGTTATTTTTCCCGTTTGTGTTATAAAACTATCTACATCTGCACCAGCCCATCTAAATATAGCTTGATCATCATCACCTGCAATATAAGTATCTTGTGTCTTGTCCCATATTGATCTTGCCATATCCCATTGTGATAGAGATAGATCTTGTGCTTCATCTATAAATACAACATCAAACTTAGGTGACTTATCAGATTTAATAAATTCTGTAATCATGTCTGTAAAATCTATAAGTGTGTAATCTTTTTTGTACTGATTAAGATCAGATACAAACTGTTTTAGTTGTTGTATTGTTATGTCTTGCGTATGTTCTTTTAAATTATATTGTCTTTCCGGTGTAATATTACGTAGTTTAGCCATTTGTACAATACGTAGTAAATCACTTTTAGTTGTAAACAATCCTGTGTGTTCGTTATCATATTCATTATAATCTAAATTATAACCAGTTTTGTTTCCTAAATCTTCGTAGTGTCTACGCTGCATTACATCTTCTTTTTTAATACCTAATCTCTTAAATGCTAATGAGTGTAGTGTTCTAAAATATGGAAGGTCATCTTCTGATAAATTAAATTTAGACATGGCCCTATCTCTTGCATGGTATGCAGCCTTTTGTGTAAATGAAAAGAAGCCAATTTTGTTTGGATCAGTATTCTTTAAATGTTTTTCCATCTGTTCTAACAAGGTAAAAGTTTTACCTGTGCCGGGTGGACCCAATACAATAGTTTTCAAAACGCATCCTCCTTTTTAAACTTTCTTTCTTTTATTTTAAATTGTTCTTTTTCAAATTGTTTTAATCTTATTACTGACAATTTCTTTTTACCAATGGTAACTCTAACATTCTCACAATTACAATGTTCTAATAACCAAAGCAAAGTGATGTCACGTTTTTCTATCCACTTATGTCTGTGTAAAAACTTATGGTAAAAATGAGAAAATATAAAATGATGATACTTGTCTTTATTCCAAACGTTTCCAGATTCCATATCTTCTTTTGAAGCTCCTTCTGCTGTCCTGCTTGTACAATAATTTTCTAAATGTTCTGCTAACTGTTCTAGTTTAGATGCCCCTGTTGGTGCTTCTATAATTTCTGGATTAGACATCAATAGTGTTACCATTTCTTTATAGTCTTTTCTTTTTATTTCTGCTGGAAATTTATGTATTTGATTCATACATGCTCTTACAAATAATCTTTGTTCTTGTAACTCTTCTGCTTTTAATTCTATTCTTTCACCGTCCACATTGAGTCTAAATATCTTTGGATCTAGTTGAACAATTTGTAAGTCAGATAATTGTGGAAACATACTTTGAGTTCCTACACCAAATTTTCTAGTCTTACATAATTGTTTATCACAGTGATTACACATAGGTTCATCTTTACAAAGATACCCATAATCTTTTTTATCTTTTCTAAACTTTGCTATCTCATCGTGTCTAAAAGGATTTACAAAGTGTTTAAAATTAAATTCATCTAGCTTATCTGCCCAGCTATCGGGCCACTTCTTTTTTGCATATACTCTAAATTGAAACATAACCCTGTCTCTACCATCATCTAATTTTTCTTTTGTTAGAGATTGCAAACAAGGTGGGCCGTCGTCAAACTCTGATGGTGGTCTTTTAATCTTTAAATCTTGTAGTTCTTTAGGTGTAAGGGCGCCAACTTTTACGTTTTCTAAAAAAGCATCTATTGTAATTGCTTTGCCCATAGTATCAAAGCAATATCTTGTTGTATTTTTACAATTAAAGTATGGTAAGTTTAAAAAATTTCCTGTATCATCTTGCGATTTTAATTCAATTTGTTTTGGAAACACTTCTGCATTACCAAATCCTAACACAGCACTTAATGACATTAATTTATCTCGCATTAATTTTGCTGGTACAAAATCTGTTGTAAATAAAAATATATGTGCACCACCACTTTTAGATCTACAAACAGATAGTGGTATAGCGTATTGATTTATTTTCTTAATTATTTCTTTGTGATCAAGAGTGTATTTATCTACATCTATGCATCCCCATCTACACTCATTATCTTCGTTGATTGGTATAATACCTAAACTAGGTTCAATACCATTTAAATGATTTTGCCAAAGCTCATCTGTTACAGGTTCTCTCTTTACAAAAGAAGTACCTTTTATCTTAAGTCCATCGGCACCTTTCTTGTCTACAAAAGTGCAACCATGAGCACGCTTTAATCCTGTGAATATCTTTCTAAAATCTTCCATAATATTTTTGGGGCCGGGTCCAGTCTCCCATCACCGGCCCTCTATCTTCCAATGGAAGTTTTTAGTACGGTGAATCGGATTTGGATTCTTGATCTCCGTGTTTAGCCTTGATCTCGCCTTTAGCTACATTATCACTAAAGCCTTTCACGGTTTCGTAAACATTTCGATCTGTTACAGGTCCTTTCCTAGACACATCCCAACCAAACCATGTACCTTTATCGTTTGATTGTTGAACTGCTTTTAAAGTATAAATGTGGCTATATGTTGGCGGTGTAAAGATACCACTCTTACCCTGCATTTTTAATCCCGACATCATCGAGTTCCACTTTCTACTAATTTTTAATTGAGTAGCTTTCATAGAAATCAAAGCTGTAGTTGGATTAGATCCCAGCACATAAACAAAGTGACTTACAGTGTTTTCTAAATAGTTACCGCTAGGTAATCTATCTTTACTAAACTGATCTCTAGTGGTTTTTGGTAGATCATCACCAGCTTCATATATTTTAAC